CGCCGTACCCTACCCGTGGATCAGAGTATTGCCCAGCGCCATAATTGCCGAGGCCATATGCAGCCATGTCATGTCAAAGTGACATCGAGGTCGCCAGCAGGGATGCGCAGCACATCGCCATCGTTAATGGTGCGTGCCGTACTCAAAGCCGCCCAGGCGATCATGTTGCCGCCCGTGCTGGCGTCAAAGATGGCCGCCCAGCCGATGGAACCCCAATTGCCACCAGAGGCCGCAGCAAACTCAATGGCCGCAGCGTTGGTGGCCGTGGTGGGCGATGTGCCCGAGATCGTCATGGTGCCCGTGGCCGTGCGTGCGTAGCCGCTGCCGGTCACCTCAGTGCCACCACCAGTGTCAGATGGCGCAGCCGTGAACAGGCCCACATACCAAGCTGTCGGGCGTGTGGCGCTGCCGTTGGTCAGGAGCCAGGTCAGCACCAGGCTTTCGGTGTAGTCGGTAAAAGATGACATGGCTTCGGTTCCTTATCCAAAAGTTTTTGCTCGGGTCAACAGCGTGCCCCCAGATGATGCGCCCCGATCATCGGCTGTGCGCAGATCATTCAAGGCACGCTCATACAGCGTTGCCCATGTCTGAATTCTCGCATCGTCTTGCAGGTAAGGCGCAGCTTGCAGCAGCGCACCGTACAGATAAATGTCGGGGCTGGAGGTCAGCAACCAGTTGGTGGTCACGCTATTTGACAACTTCGTCAATTTGGCGAAATAGGTCAACTCGGTGGTGTATGTGCCATCAGGTGTTGGCAGGATGCGCAACTGGTTGCCCACCACACCAAAAAACCTTGGCTTTCCGCTGGCTGTGTAGCTGGAAGACTGCTCGTCCAGCGAGTCAATCGTCAGGAACGACAGAGGCGTTGGTGGGTTGGTGCTGGTCAGCTTGAGCGACTTTACTTCCAAGAAGTCAGAAGGCACAGCGCCATACTGCTGGTCAAAGGACGCATTGGCCCGAACAATCATTTGCCGGGTGCGCAGCGTGCGCTCGATCTGCGCTTCTGCCAGGCTGATGAAGTCAGGGATGGTGGCCGACAGGTCGGACCTGTTGAGCCAGTCGCCAATGGATGTCTTCAACTCTGCGTATGTGCTAAGTGCCATTTTCAGCCTCTTTGTCCATTTCCTCTTTCACGATCCATGTGTGGTCGTGTCGGAATTCAAACGTGCCAATGTGCCCAATCTCCTTGGACACATCGTGGTCGATGTAGACCTTGTACCCGAGTTCCTGTGCCTTCTTGCAGAAAAACACATCCTCGCCCATGTAGCCCCGAGTCGTCTGCCATGGCATGTCGAACCATGGCTCGGACATACCCTCAAACACCTCACGCTTGATCAGCATTATGCCCGTGCCAATGCTCCCCACCTCTTGCAAACCCGTCGATTCGGGCATGGTGTACACAGGCACGCGCTTGCCGTTCTCGTCGTAGTTCTGAGCAGTGGGGCCAGTTGGCATTCTGCGCCGTGCGCAGTTGGCCGCCACGATCTCTTTGTCGTGCGCCAAGAGCCGACCCACCAAGTCCTGTGGAAAGGTCATGTCGCTGTCGATGAACAAGACATGCGTGCACCCCTCTCGCATCGCATCCAGGCAAAGGTCGGCCCTTTGGTTTTGGATGATAGTGCCTTGCATCAATTTCAGGCTGATGGCGTCATCGGTGTTGAGCGTGTGAAACGCCACCATGTTGACCATGCAGTAGGTGTAATTGGTGTGAACCTGATCTCGGGCTGGGGTGCAAACAGCGATGTAATTCATACTTTTCCTGGGCGTGTCCTGAAGAATTGATTGTCAGAATCGTTGAGCCATTTTTTCATGTACTCCTGATCATCAATCTTTCCCTCGGCCTTCATCTTGTAATACAGCGCCTCGGGAATGCTTGCGACCAGGTGCCATTCACCTGACCAATTGGCTTTCTCGTCAACTGCATTGTAGATGGCTTTGTTGGCCTCGATCACAGCCGTGACGTCCTGCTGTGTCTCAATCGTCACATCACCTGTCTCAGCGTTCTCATGCCAAAAGCGTGTGATGCCTTGCTGCTCGTTTCGGTCGAAAAGTCTTTTGTGGATCATCTTAAAAAAAAGGCCAGGTTTCCCTGGCCTTTTCCGTTGGCTTCAAATCAAGAAGTAACCAAGTCAGCGGCCAAGCCGTGAGCGTTTTCAGCAGTCACTTTGTGACCCCATTCAACGATCAGCATGCGCTTCTCGGCATCACCTGTCTTGGCCAATTCGACTTGCTGGTAAGGACGCAGCACGGTCATCTTGGCGTAGTCAGGATCGATCACCCATGCGTCACGCTCACGCTGGAATCGGTTGGCGATGACTTGCACGTTCCCGAAATCGGACACGTAGATGTCAACAGCGCCAACCAAGGTCGCAGGCTTTGCGCCACCGTCGATGTTGAAGCGGCTGGAGGCGATACCGGAGAAACCAGACACGCGCTGCTTGTTCACAGGACCGCACATCAGAATCTTCGGAGTACCACCAGCAGTCCACACCTTTTGGATGACGTTCTTCAGGATGGCTTCAGTGAAGGTACGGACGTTACCGTCTGTACGTGCGCTGTTTGGCAGCGTGGTGTAAGAAGGATCGACACCGTTGGTCTGCTTGTCGGTGTTGGTCTTGACGAAAGCACCCAGCGAGGCAGTGGCGCGTGCAGTGGTGGTATCACCAGCCACAGCGATTGCGCCGTTCAGCATGCTGAATTCTTGGTCACGCTTCATCTCAGCGCCGCGCTTGGCGATCTGATAAGCCAGTTCCGAACGACGACCAGCTTTGTTAACCACTTCTTCAGTGGCCGACAAAATGATTGTCTTGCGGCTGATCTGGGCGTAGTTCTGCAAACGCACGGTGGCAGTGACTGCATCAAACGATGCAACGTCATCACCTTCCAGTTGAGCATTGGCAGCGGCTGCGGCCAATGTGTCGGTTTGCCACTCGTACAAGCTGTTGGACACGTTTTCACGGCCAATGTTGCTCATGTAAGGGGTTTCTTCGGGTGCAATGTTTGTGATCACATTGCTCAGGTCTTCACGGATACCCTTGGCAGAGTAGGTGGTGAAGGTATTGGCGACGATAGTCATGGTGTTACCTCAGTAAAAGTTCAATGGCAGAGGCCGCATCATCGACGCGACCAGTTTTTGCAAGACGCTGCTTTGCCCTCGTACTCTCAGTTGTTGTCGAAACCCGACCCGCTGCACCAGGCTTGGCAGGTCGTGGGCCATTGTTCACAACAGGCTTGATGCCTTGGCGCTTGCTCATCATCTGGTCGTACAGCCCTGCCTTACGCAGGAGCAACACCAGACGGTGGTCATAGACGCTTTTCAAGTCTTCCTCAGAGAAACCTGCCGCCTTCGCAGATTCAACCACCAGCGCCTTTTCGGCCTTTGCCTTCTTTGGATCTCTCCACTCCGGCAAAGCTGCCAAGAGCGCATCTTTCTGGCTGGAAAGCTGCTCCTCCATGGCACGCTGCTGTTCATACTGAGAGAGTTGAGCCAGCCGCTGCTGTTCAGCCTGAATAGCAAGGGCTTTCTCTTGTCTCTCTCGCATGACCTCTTTTGTCCGCATCCACTCGATTGGGTCTTCATGATAAAGACGGTCCAGATCGACTTGCGGCTCGGTCGCTTGAAGTTGTGCTTGCAATGCACCCAACAATTGAGCGTACTGTTGACGCTCGGCCCGAACTGCCTGCGTTTCTTGCTCGACTTGCTTGCGCACCTCGGCAATCTGCTGCGTTTTTCGGGTGTAGTCCTGGGTTCGTGAGTAACCGTTTTGGAGTTCCTCCAGGGTCACAGCGACTTCCTTGCCATCAACCTTGACGGTGAAAGTCTGCGCCTGTTCTTGCTCCTCCGATTCCTCGCTTTCCTCGGACTGTTCCTCTGCGGATTCCTCCTCTGGCGCGTCTTCCACACCAGGGGATTCCTCCTCAGAGGCCGCTGTCTCGGTGTCCTCTTGGGACTCCTCGACTGGCTGCGTCTCGTCAACTTCCGCTTGTCCCTGTTCGGGGGCTAACATTGCCGAGATAGCAGTGGCCGCATCGGCCACATTCATTGCTTGAGATTCTGACATCATTTACCTCAAATTAGTTTTTGCGTGCGCTCGGCAGACTTCTGTGCAATCTTGCCGTTGTCCATGATCTTGATCAACTCCTGCCGCAATCCGTCGATGGCCTGCAACATGCACCAAGCGGTTTCACGCTTGGCCGTTTCTTCAGGCTTGGAGGATCGGAACAGCCAAAGCTGGTCGCCTTCAAGTTTCGCAATCGCAGCATTCAGGGTTTCATCCTCAAGAATCTGCTGGGCCTTGCGGCCCTTCCTAATCGGGTCTTCGTTGGTCACTGTGCCATTCCACTAAGGTTGATGGGTGACGCCATCGGTGCTGCTGGCTGCGGCTGCTGAACAAACTGCTCTGCCTGCTGCTGGGCCAATAGCGCCTGCTGGCGTATCGCTTCACGATCAATGTTTTGCGCAGCGTCAATTTCCGCTGTGCTGATCTGTGAGTTGTACTTTAACTCAATTTCATACTTCTTGAGATACAGGTCTTGAGCCATCTGGTCGCGCTTCAAGTCGTCGTCCATCATCATCTGCTGGCGCTGGAGTTCCAACTCGGCCGCCTTTTTCTGGATGTCGGCCTTGATGCTCTCGGCCTGCACCTGTGCCAGGATTTCTTCTGGCGTTGGCTTGGGCGCTGGAGGCGCTGGGGGCACGTAGTCCGCAGGAATGTCCTGGAAGTAGCTGGAGGCGTCCTTGAATCCCGACAACTCCACGATCTTGCGCAGCGTGTTGCTGAACTGCTGTGGCGTCACCAGCGGGTTTTGTGGGCCAAGCTGCTGCAAGATTTGCTCTTGCTTGGCCATGATCATCATCAAGGCTTGCAGGCGCTCGTTGGTGTCACCGTTGCCCAGGGCGATGTTGATGCTGGCGTCCATGCTGGCCTCCCAATGGCGGGGGTCCATGGCCACCCACTCATTGCGCATGCGCACCATGCGTGCCTTGTCCTGATGCGTGACCACCAAGAACAAGATGCCCTTGAACAGCTTCTTCATGCCCTCGGCCAGCAGGCGTGCTGTCAGTTCAATGCGGCCTTGGCTGGCGCTGATGGTGGCGTTCACTGCCGCCTTGATGCTGGACTGCAAGGCATCGGCGTTCAGGCCCATGGCCGCTTTGCTCATGCCCGTGCCCTGGCCAACAAATGGTGTGGACAGCGGCTGGACCATGCCTGGCGCACGCATGCGAATGATCGCGCCTGTCTCGTTGTTCAGCACATCGTCGATGTTGACTTGGCCCTCGACCACCGCGGTGCGGGGGTGGATGGACTGCGCCAGGCTGTCGAGCGTGTTGCGCAAGATTTCCGACTTGATCTCTTGCAGGTCGCGGGTGATGTCGAAAATGCTCATCGCCTCCAATGGCGATGTGTGCGGCTCTGGGTCGCATGGGAAGTCGGCAAATGGAATGTAAGAAGCAGGCAGGTTGCGCACCACCTTGTAGCCACCACCCATGCAGCAGACCTTGCGGAGTTCTGCAATGCCATCACCGTCATAGTCCACACGCGAATACGCCTCCACATACAGCACCCTGCGCATCATCGGGTTGGCTGCGTCATTGGTGCCGAATGTGGTGGACAGCGGCTGGCGTGCCAGGTATTCATCATTGCTGTCGAGGTCCGTGGTGGACAGGTTTTCTTCGATCTCGTCTTGGTCATAGCCCATGGCGATCAGGTCGGCCACGGTGGCCATCTGTCGGTGGGCAATGATGGTGGAGTCATCAAACGAACGTGCCCGGCGATCCAGCAGCAACTCCTCGGGTGGCACGGCCATGATGCGAATGCGGCCATCCTTGGTGATGCGCTTGATCTGCACATCGTGCAGCATGGGCGCAGGCATGGTGATGGGCTGACCCGTGGTGGGGTCCACCGTCATCATCTGCATCTCATCGACGCTGGGGTCTGGGTAGGACACCACAATGCTGACCTCGTTGGCAGGCTCTTGCATCAGCATTTCAAGGGTCTGGTC